GCTCCGACCATGAACGGCTACCCTGTCGTTTATTTTAAAGATTGGTGCGGTGATCATAAGCTCAACGAAAATGCGCTGTAAAGGAACCTAATGGCAAAAACAGACAAACAAGACAAACTCGACCATAATTATATAGTCCAGACGGTTGATGAATTTTTTAATTATGATCGGGATATATCAATGCAGATGTTGGAACGGGTTGTATTCCGTAACATTTTATATTACATGGGCGAGCAGTGGATGGAGTGGGCTGTGAAAGAAAGGGTTTTCCGACGCGTTATCACAAAAAACTCTTTACCTACGCCTGTATCAAATATCATCCGTGATTATGTAAGGTCGATGAAGTCTCTTATCCTGAATAAAGATTTTGCCATATCTGTATGGCCGAATAGCGAAGACCAGGAAGACGTTGATGCCGCCGAACTTGGCGAGGCGCTTTTAAGGCACATGGACACAACCAACGATGAGGAATTCCTTGACGAAACTGAAAAGGTCGCTATGTGGACAGTACTTGCCGGGACCGCTTTTGATAGAACATTCCCAGAGATGGACAGGGGAGAGTGGTTTTTCGATAAAAACGGGGCTCTGATTAAAACCGGCGATGTTGTAACCGAAAACATCCCTTTATTTAATGTGGCTGTTGATCCTTTGGGGGATAGGATGAATAAAAAGCGAGCTGTCGGAATAAAATCGATTAAACCCAGGGAATGGGTTGAGGATACGTTCCAGGTGCTGCTTGCCACCGACGAGGCTGAGAAGGCTACCAACTATCAAAAAAAGCTGATGAAACTGGTTGCTAACGTGTCACCATGGAAGGGTTCTGGTTTAGAATCTCTAAGCGATACCGAAGACGATGATATGGTTGTTTTTAAAGAGGTTGAATATAAGCCTGATACGGATTACCCGGATGGCAGATATGTTGCCACCTGTTGTAGCCAGACATTATTTGCTCATAAAAGGCTTCCGATTCCGGTTGAAAACGGTAAGTGGGAATATTCTTTAACAGATTATCATTATTATTACGTTCCGGGGCGTTTCTGGTCTGATGCTGGGGTAAACGACCTGATAAGCCCACAGAACACTATTAACCAAATAGACCAGGCGCTTGAAATCAACCGGAAATCACTCGGAAAAACTATGGTTTTGCTTGGTTCCGAAGTCAAAGTCCAAAGACTAACAAAATACGGTCAACACTTATTGGTACTGAAATACGATTCGCTGAAATCAGCAGGGCTAAAGCCGGAAATTAAACATGGAGTACCCTTACCGGCTCAAATACTCGAAGAAAGAAATATACACAGGCAAGTAGCCCAGGAAGCTGCAGGAGATCCAAAGAACGTGCTGAGAGGACAGGCTCCGAGCGCACAAGCATCGGGTGTGATGGTTGATATCTTAAAAGAAGCAGCGGAGCAGGGACACACCCCGGATATTCATAGATTTTACCGATCTAGAAAAAGAACCTACAGAAAACGCTTAATTCTAGCAAAAAATTTATATACGGAAGAAAGAATGATAAAAACCGCTGGCAAGGGTACTGACCTAAAAGTAAGAAAGTTTGTCGGGGCAGACCTGAGAGACAACACTGATGTCCGTTTAGAACTAAGCTCCGGGTTGTCAACTACCAAGTCCGGTCAGGTTGGGCAGTTTATGAAACTGATAGAGTTGGGATTCTTTTCGTCACAATCAGACTTAGAGCCTTCCTTTAGAGAGGAATTGCTAAGAAAAATGGGTTTGTCCAGTTTTAAGGATTCTAAAAACTCGGACGTTGTGAGAGCCAATAGCGAAAACTCGGTAATTACCAATATTGATGATGAAAGCTATATGTTGACCGAGATAGAAACGCCAAACGGCATAAAAGAAATACATCATGTTCCCGGAATATTCTTAACTATGGGTAATCCTATGAGCACCCCTGAAAAACCGCTTGAGCCGATAGTTTTAAGCGACGATCCTATATTTAAGTATGACAACCATTTGGTACACTATAATATCCATAGAGATTTCATTGTTGGATCTGAATTTAAAACCCTAGGTGAAGAAGCTAAGGCGATATTGATTCACCATAACGACATCCATCACCATTATATGCAGGTTCAGATGGAGCAGGAAATGCAACGGCGGATGGAAATGGAAGAGCAGAAGGGCGGGGAGAAGAAACAACAACAGTGAAGGAAAAGTTTATGCAACACACAAAGAAAGGCGTATGTTTTGAAAAAGAAGTTTGACACACTTGGTTTGCGTGGCATCCAGTAACTATTAAGGTGTATAAAGATAAAAACAGAAAAAGATTACTATTTAAAACAGCGTGGCTGGAACGAGTGTTAAGGAAGGGTAAATACCGTTGCCGCTGGTATGATAGCTGCCGGTGGGAATACCAATATAAAGAATTGCGGCACAACATATAAACCAAAACCTTAACCTTAACACATAAACAGCTTGACAATATTACAAAAATAGTATAAGGGAATATGACAAAGATAAGATGTAAAAAATGCGGTGCTTGGTTGCTTAGTGCCGAAGGCCATTATAATATAGAAATTAAGTGCAAAAATTGTAAATATATTAATAAATTTAAACAATGAAAATAAGATTTTTCGACAAGAAAACGGGCGAAGACGCAACACTTAGTGTGGACGGAACTCAGTTTGTGCTTAGTGAAAGCGGAGAGGTCCTTGAATTTATAGAACAACCCCATGCGTCACATGTTAACTATACATTAAGAGAAGATGTTGGATTTGAATTAATAATGACAATGATGGAGAGTATCGGCAGTATAACCATTAAACAATGAAATGTTCAAAACACGACTACGGATATGATGATTTGCCGATATTGGGGTTAAAACAACCCTGCACATTTTGCTATAAGTGCTGGGCAGCTTATATAATGAATGAAGCCAGCGGCGAAATTGCTTCGTATAATGTCGATATACTTGAAGAGGCCATTTATAAATTAATAAATTCAAACAATATATCAAAAGGGAATAAACATCTTGAAACAGCTATAGAGGAATATAGAAAAACAAAATCCGATTATTAAGTCGGTAAAATAAGAACGCTTCAAGCGTCTAAATAACACAGAGTCTTTCAAAGGCCAAGAGTGAACTCATAACGAGTTTGCCTTGGCCTTTTTTTATGCACAAACGGTTCTGCAACATATTCACACAGTGACTATGATGCATGACAAAAGGAGGAAACCATGAGCGAGGAAATTAAGGACGAAACGACAGAGGTTATTGAGACTACACCTGATGATGACAAAGCCAAAGGTGATGACAAGGCTAAAACCGACGACAAAACCAAAGAAGGCGCATTATCGGATGTGGACAAGAAGGCAGCAGAGAAAACTCAGGCGGTTCAGAGCGTTTTGGATGAATACGAGATTGATTCACCAGAGCAGCTTAACGAGTTTTTAAAAAACCTGTCTGGACTCAAAGACCAGTTAGGCAACAGCGATCTTGAGGAACTGAAAGAAAACTCAGATTTGCTCAAGAAATATCAAAAACATTGGGCAAAGGAGGAATTGGCTAAACAAGAAGATGGGGAAACGCCGGAAGAAACCATCGCAAGGCTGAAAAAGGAGAATAGGCGCATAGATAAGGAAATGCGTAGCGACAGGGCAGAACAGGACAGGGCTAATGAGGCTAGCCGAGACTTAAAGACATTCAACTCAACTGTCATATCATCCATTGAAGCCAATAAAGATGTTCCGGTGGAATACCGTAAATTCTTGGGCGAATTTTTAGGGGTTGGTAATGAGATTAACGAAGTTGACCTGAACGATAAAGCTGGAGTTAAGAGAATATCCAAAGCCGGTGCTAAAAAGTTGAACGAATTTGCACAGCTTGTAATCAAGCAATATCTGAAAGGTAAGACCGAAACTCCTAAGATTTCAACAGCCACAGAAACACCCTCCGATAAGCCCGTAGTAATAACCAAAAAAAACGCAAAGGCTATTGCAGCGGAAAGGCTTAGAGCCTCCATGAAGTAGTCTTTAGGAGGATATAATGGCTATAGATTATATAGACTTAACAGCAATAGACGATACTTTAAAGTACGTCTACGGCAACATGATTGAAAATCAGTTTGCCGATGAAACAACTACCTACAACTTGTTTCCGAAATCGGACAGAAACCCTAAAGGTTTGGGTTATGAGTTCGGTATCAGGTACGCAAGAGGCCAGGGTGTCGGTGGAGCCGCTGAGAGTGGCAGACTGCCTGACCCGGTTGTAGGCAAGTTCGACAAAGGGCGAATCACACCAGCCTATATTTACGGTTCGATTCGATTGACAGGTCCGGCGATTTACGCAGCCAAGGGTGACGTGGCAGCGTTTGTTGACAGCCTGGCAGATGCGGTTGACGATATTTACCAGAGTATTGTCGTTGACCTTAACAGAATGGCTTGTGGTGACAGTCACGGTAAGCTGGCAACATTGTCGGCTACTTCTGATACAGTAGGCACAACCACCCTTGCAGATACTTGGACGGGTACTTTTGATGACAAACTTGGTGTTTCCAGGTGTATTCCGGGCATGATTGTCGATTTCGACGAGGCTGGAACTGTGGATGTTACTTCTGCTGGGAGTCGTATTTTAAGCATCGACCCAGCAACCAATATTATTACCTTTGAGGGTAATGTCGGAACCTATAATGCAAATCATCCGCTTGGTGCTTCATATCAGGGAACTCAGACTGAGACTACTATTGCGAGCGGTGCTGTTATGGTTCGGATAGGTGCGAGAGCGGCTGCATGGACCACCGCTTCAACTCCAAAGGAAATGATGGGTCTTGAGGGTATCTATGACGACGATACTCTGCTTGCGTCATTCGAGAACATCGATTCAGGGACTTATCCTGAATGGCAGGGGAACGTGCTTGGCAATTCCAGTGTAGACAGGGAATTGAGCATGAACCTTATGTTGCAGTGTCTTGACCTTACCAGAACCAAATCAGGCGCGAAAGTCGCTATCATCAGAATGGGTCTTGGGCAGCGCAGAAAGTACGCCAACCTATTGATTCCTGATGTTCGTTTTGCACCTACCAAGCTGGAAGGTGGATACGAAACGCTTTCGTTCCAGGGTGGTGACGGTTCCGTTAAGATGGTAATCGACCCGGCAGTTACACCGGGAAAGATTTTCTTTGAGCCCAAGGGAGCAATTAAGAAGTACGAAATGGCTCCGCTTGGCTGGGGAAATATCGATCCAGGTATGCACCAGAGAGCAGGGTATGACGAGTATGATAGGTTTATAAGGATCTTCACTCAGTTAGGTACAGAGCAGAGAAATTGCTTAACCTGCCTGACCGACTTGACCGAACCTTCGCTTTACACTTAAATATCAAGCACTT